AAACCGATTCTTGGCTGAAATGTTTCTTCAGCTACTGCTCTGACCATTGTTAGTGGTACGTAAGGACAATAGAATAAACCAGCATCGTATGGGTTTGTTCCTTTGTATCCTACAGTTGCGTAATCGCCTGTTGCGTAAGGATCGATATATACTCTCATTCTACCGTTTAATGTACCGGCGAATGTGTTGCCTGTGTCATCAACGTTAAGTTGAGTATTCATTGCAGGTGCGTAGTCTAAAAGTCCTGAAGCTGATAGAGCAGATGCTACATCAGAAGAACATACTACGAAGTTACCTTTTCCTCTACGAGTTTCTTTTGCGATAATGTTCGCTTCTCTGTCCAACTGGACGATAAGTCCTTTGAACTTTTCTACTGACCATCTACCATCGGCATCAGTTTCTAGACTGAATATACCATTGATAGCAGTGTTAACTGTGCCAGCACCGAGTTTAGCTTGTGAGTTAATTGTTCTTACAACTTCACGGTTGATTTCAGCCATGATTTCAGTTGAAAGAATATTAGCTAACTCGGACTCAGCATCTAGGCCATGAATAGCTTTAAGATCCTGAGCAAGTTCTAAACTGTATTCAGCCTTGAGCGCTCTTGACTTTGCAGTCACTGTAGCTTTCTCAATTGTGAATCCCATTTCGTTGAACACATGGTTAGTTGTTCCAAGTCTCTCAGCCTCTACTGTTGACATACCGCCTGCAGCAAGAGCAGTAAGAGCGGAGTCAGCAATTGTACTGTCAGGTGTATTACCAGCCTGTGGGTTTGTTAAACCTTCAAGACCAGAAACGTTATCCGAGTCGTGTGTTCCAGCAGAATCGCCTGAGAATCTTGTTTCAGCTTCGTTGTATAGAGCTTCTCTATTACCTGTTGAACCGCCTTGGTATCTTGACTTCATTGCGAAGATCAAGCCAGTTGGTCCTGACATTGGCTGCACACCGCAGATGTCATATGCCATTAGGTTTGGCATTGCACGTCTTACGAGCGCGATGAGTACTGGATTCCAGTTATTAGCTGAAGCTACGTTATTAGCTGGTGCAGCTTCCGCCATAAATTGCATTTGACCTGCTTCTTCTCTTAATGCAATCTCTTGGTTTTCAAGAATAGCAGCTGTTACTGCCTTCTTGTGGTGATCTCCAATTTTACCCGCAGTTTCCTCATTAAGAACTGGGGCCCACTTTTCGATCAGTTTATCATAAGATACTAAATTTTGCATCTCTTTAGGCTCCCTTAATTTTTATCTGTTTTTCTAATCGCATCTAAGTATACGTTCATTGAACTAGATGTTTCTGCAGGTTGTGCATTGTTATCTTCTTCAACTTCGTCTTCTGATACGCTTTGAGTTTTAGTTTTAAAATAATTTTCTTTTAGAGTCTCAATCTTATTCTTAAAAGACTCTTCGTCTTCGAAATCAACGTTTTCTGACAGATCTACAAGCTTTTCAACCTGTGTTTCTGCAAGACCTTTTGCTGCTTCTCTGATAACAGATTCGCGCTTAAGGTATTCAAGCTCAAGTGCTTGATCCATTGATTGCTCGGTTTGTTTGTTAAGCTGCTCTTCTAATTCTGCAACTTGATCAGAAAGATCATCAACTAAATCTACCTTAGATTCAGGAACCTCAATATAAGATTCTGTAAATAACCCCTTAAGGTTATTCATGAAATTCTCTGCGATTTCAGTACGTAGTCCGTTCTGGATAGCAAGTTCGTTTTCTTTCATCCAGCCTTCTACTACGTAGTTTAGGTAGTTGTCAACTTTTTCGACTAGATCGGCTTTAGTTTGCTCGATCTCTTCAGAAAGTTCGGTTTTGTATTGATCTTCAATCCGATTTATTTCCTCAGATAATTTAGAATTGATCGCTGCCTCAAAAATAGTAGCTGCTTTATGTTTGAATTCAGCAGATAGTGTTGCTTCTGATTCTACTAGTGCATTGAGATCGTCTGAAAAATCTATGTTATTTTCGACTTCTCTTACTGCTTCTGCATCATCGTCTTCAACTGATTCTGCCATTCCAGAATGATAAGATGCATGTAACTTCTGCATTTCGTCTTTAGACATGCTCTGCATCTTTGTAAACATCTGGTTCATCATACCAGCTTTAGTTTTAGGCATAGGATCTTTCTTAGTATTATCTGATGCGCCACCTGGTGCTGATCTTTTAGGAGCAGTTCCAGTAGCGTCTCCAGCTTTATCTGCTGCAGCTACACTAGCGGCTTCAGCATTTTTTGGATCGACCATTTCCTCTACGAAGTTATCTTCTTCAGGAGAGTCTTGCTCGATATTCTCTACTTGATCAGTCATTACTATGACTCCCTATGTTGATTATTGTTTAAGTAACGAGAGGAAATTCTTAAACTCACGAACTTCTGTCGCATAGCGATCGGATCGCGGAGCATTTTTAATTTCTGTCTCCATTTGTTCAATTGCCTTTTGCTCAATTACGCCGTTGTTCCATACCCATTCTACTCCCTCCATAATCCCATTAACGAAAGCTCCAGGGGCAGATGGATCTTGTACGATGTCAATCGCATTTAGAACATAATCCGGTTTTACAACCGCTATTCCGTCGCTTCTTGGCTCAAGACTTCCCATACCACGAGTTGAAACACCTAATTTTACACCTCCTTCGAGTAATTTCTTAGCGATATTACCGTTAGGAGTATCTAAAATTTTTGCTTTTCCCACAACGTCATTACCTTTATAGTTTAACTCAGTAACGAGATGTGAAACTTTGTCGAGGTTGATTGTAGGACCGCTTGGATGATTTAACTCACCTACGGCTCTACCATTACCTACGAATTCATCTTTATACTTATCTACGGCACCAAACAGTATCTGTTTACCGTATAATCTTTTATTTCTGTTTTCTCTTTCGGCTTGAGCAAACACGCCTTCTATAAAATAGTTCTTCTTACCTTTATCATCTTCTTCTACTAAGAATTTGACGTCTTGATCGACGTGTTCTGATATCAGTTTCATACTAGCCTCTTGTAAATGCTATTTTAGTTATATGCGTAGTGTTAGCTCCTGAATATATGAAATCAAACCTGTTCTTATGCATTATTACAGGAGAGTTTGCACCTATTTGAAATGAAGCGCCTGTAGTATCATTTGTTATTGTATCAGCCGCGGTTCCTAGTATGTAGACCACATCTGCATTTCCTACAGTAGACTTATTTCCGCTAGTGTTTATTACGACCTTAGCTGCTAATGGTTTGATTTGTGCTGTCATTTTAACTTCCTGTATTGTTTTATAAATTCATTAGCCGATAACATGGCATCTCTTTCAGATTTATAATTGTCTAATTTATCACCATCAATATATAAGCCATATTTCTTTATACCCCTGTCCATGAACGTACTTACTTGAACCGGTATATTCTTTATTCTTTT